CTCCTGGATGACTTGCTCTTCCATACTCAAAATTCGTAACTGGAGGGTTCAGTGGTTTCAGACTTGGTGCGACGCTTGCGCACAGGTTCTGCTGGCTTTTCCTCGGGAGCGTCGCCGCGTCCCACGTAAGCGTCCGTCAGATCTACAAGTTGCCACTTGTAGGTGCCGTCCGGTTGCAGAACCTTGTCTAGCGATTCGGCCATGACAGAGGGTTTGTTGACTTTTGTAGTATAAGACAGATGGTTATGTTTGTTCCAGCAGGATGTGGCCGCCGCTCTCAGTTAGTAGGGCACCACTGTCCTCTTGGAGTAGTCGGGATGCGGTTGGGGTGACGACATTGATGTTGTCGAAGTAGATCTCGGTTATCTCGGTCGTTCCAAGGTAGATGCCTTGTACTTCAGTAGTGCCGATGCGGAAGGACATTAGACAATTACATAAAGAGTGGTTTCACTCTTGGTAGGGAGGGCGTCGTAATCAACTTGGCTGATCTTTACGACATTCGTGATTGCTGATGCTCCAGAGATTCCGTTTGTGTTAGAGGTCAGCACGCTGGTCCAGCCGGTGTCGTAGCTGGTGTCCGTGGTTTTGACGAGGACTTGGCCTGTTAGGCCGCCGCTGGCAATGCCGATGCCGGGGCGGCCGTTCATGCCGTCTTCGCCGTCCTTACCTTTCTTACCGGCAGGGCCGACCAAACTCTCCAGCCATTCGGATTCGTCGCCCTCGAAGCCGTTGGCGACTGCTACCTCGTAGGCGCTTAGTCCGGTTGGTCCATTCAGGCCGTTGAGGCCGGGTTTGCCCTCAGGGCCGGGGGCTCCAGCAAGACCTTTTTCGCCGCGTGGGCCGGCGGGTCCGGCAGGGCCGATCTCGCCGCGTTCGCCTTTGGGACCGATTTCGCCGCGATCTCCTTTCTCGCCCCGCTCGCCACGGGGGCCGGTCTCGCCCTGTGGTCCCTGCGGACCTTGTGCTCCAACAGGGCCGCGTGGTCCTGGCTCGCCCTGTAGTCCTGCGGGTCCCTGCAGACCGTCCGTACCAGCAGGTCCGCGTTCTCCTGGTGCAGGTGGTCCCTGCGATTCAATCGCCTCAAGGCGCTTGGCGAGACGCAGCAGTGTCGCTACCTGCGCCAGCGTGAGGTAGTCAGCTGCGTTAGGCATCGGATCACTGACCCAAGAGGGCTTGCATCAGTTGTTCCATGCGATCTGGGGTCAGATCGGAGTCGTCTTCGCCGGGTGATTCTTGGTCTTCGCTTTCGTCGTCCTGAGATTGCATTTCGCCTGGCTCTTCTTCGGGGAGGGCGCCGAGTTCCATCGAGGGGAGGATTTCGCCTTGGGTCAGGATGGCGCGGACTTCCTCCAAGGTGATTACGCCCTTGTCGAAGAGGGCCGTGATAGCGGTTACGTCTTGGCCGATCAGACGGTCAATGTCGAAGTCGCGGCTGATATTTACCTTGGGTGGTTCCAAGCCGAGGTAGGCGGCGGCGTAGTCAAAGGCCTTTTGGAGCGTTTGTTCCAGGTCGAGGCTGACAGCGGCCAGCATCGAGTTGGTGTCTACGCGGTCCAGACGGCGGGCGTCGGCAGACTCGGCTACAAATTTCTGCTGGCTCAGCGTGCTAATGCCCAGCGTTGCCATTTGCTGCTGCAGTTCACGGATTTCGTTGCTCTGGGCTTCAAACGCACTGGCAGCAGGCTCTACGTAGTAGACCTTGTTGCCTGGGGCAGTGGCCATTGCGTAGTTCACGCTCACCGCCATGTCCTTGGTCTGGTCGTCCCAGCCCTCTAAAACCAGCATCGGCTGGGAGGCAATGTGGAGGCTGTGCATCAGGTCGGCCTGACGCTGGAAGTGGGCCAGATTCAGATAGGCAATGTCCAGCAGCGGTGGGCGGCTGACAAGCGTGTCCACCTTGTTGCTATAGGTCGTCACCAAGGGGATTTCGCCCAAGCTGTAGCTGCCTGAATCCACCAGCTCGTAGTCGCCGGCGCTATTGATTGGTTCTGCGAAGCCCGGTCCCAGGGGTTTGCGTTCTTGGCGTTGGCGGTAGACCTCGTAGCGGCCCGGTTCGATGACACGGATTTGGTCGAAGGTCTGTTCGCCGAAGCGGCCCTGGGGGACAATCGCTTGCTCGTGGATGCGTACCTGCGTCAATGTGCCGTAAGCTGCGTCGCGGTCCAGGCGCCAGCCGTACACATCCGCTGGGTCAATCTCTACCCAGTACGGGCGGCGGCCCATTGCACGCTCTTCCGCCAAGCTGCGCAGCTCAGTCGGGGCGGGAAAGTCCACCAGGACGTTGGCGTGCCCGTAGGTCAGGCTGCAAATCACCAGCCGGCGGGCAAACTCATCCAGGTCGGAGCCGCAGCCGTCAACATCACGGGCAAATACTTCGCGCCAGTACGGGTCGCCCTCAAGCGCAATCGGTTTGCGCATGATCAGACCCGCAGCAGCTCGAATCAGACGCTGCGTATAAGGCGAGAAGACTGCACGGTTTACGCGGCTCAAATAGGCCGTGTAGTCCTCGCGGGGCTCCAGTGGGAGGAAGGCTTCGCTGTTTTCACGCAGATATTCCGTGCCGCGGGTGACTGCTTTCATCACCTCCCAGGCTTTCATCATGCTCAGCACGCTGGCTGTGCGTGTAAAAGGGCTGTCCGCATCGCCTTGGTAGGTCGTGCTGACAAGGTGGGTGGGATAGCGGCCGGGGACTGCGTAAGTCATTTACTCACCATTTGGTGCGGTCAGCCCAGTAGGCAGCCGACATCTTTCCTTTTTTAATGTTAGCTGCGTGCCTAGCCTTAAACGCTTCACGCCGTTTGCGCTCTGCTTCGCTCTCCCCAGCTGATTTCGGCGAACCAGAGACACCCTGTTGGCCGAAGCGGATTAGTTTTACTTTGTCGCCCTCTTTTGCGAGGACTACGTGAGACTTAGTGGGGTGTTTTGGGGTGCGTTTTGGTTTGTTATAGCCTTCAAATTTTTCGCCGCGATATTCAATCATCGTCGTCCTCCTCGTCGTCGGGATCGGTGATTGGCACCAGCACTTCGATGCCTTGGGTCAACATAGTCACAAAGCCGCCGATGATTTCGGGGTTTTGTGGAGTCTTAAATACAAATGTGGCGTGCGTGAGGCCGTCTTCAGCATCAATTTCGATGTGAACACAGCCTCCGTTTACAGTTTGGATTGCCATTAGCCGTGATAAGCAACACCGATGTGAGGAACGATGGCTGGGGTTCCCGAGCTTATTTCTTCGATGCGCATACGGATCTTGGCGGCCGGTTTACCGTCGTAAAAATAAACGTATTGTCCAGCAGAGTTAATAGTTTTACTTGTGTCAATAATGAACCAGTTGCCGTTACCGTTAAAGCTGCACTCCAGCGCTAGTTTGAAGTTGGCGCTGCCGGTGACCGTTGCTGCAAAGGTATAGCTGCCGCAGTGAGCCGGTACTTCCAGGGCATCGTTCAGAGCGGACATTGCCGCACCCGTGAATTCAACAACGTTGGTGTAGCGGTCCGTAGCTGTGATAGCGACATTAGCCATGGTTACTTCCTCGGTTTCTTAGCCGTTTTGGCGGCTTTCTTGAAGTCTGCCGCAGTTGGGGCGCCTTTGCTGCCCGGTTTGCGCATCTTTTCGCCCGAGCCAGCCTCAATGCGCTTGCGTTTGGCGTTGATATTTGCGTAGAGGCCGCGTTTCTTGGGTGCCATGGCTACTTCTTGCGTTTTTTGGCCGCTTTTTTCGCCTTACGGGCGGTGTCGTAGGCAATAGCGGAGGCTTGTTTTTGGCCGTAGCCCTCTTTCACCAGCATCCGAATGTTCTCGGAGATGGTTTTCTGGGAGTAGCCGCGTTTTAGTGGCATTGCACCAGGGCTTTGTTGCAGTCTACGGGGGTTAGTAGAGGCGGTAGTTGGTTTGGCCCAGGGTGCCGATGTTGGCAAGGTTGAATTGCTGCAAACACAAGTAGCCGAAGGCGTCGAAAGCGTGGTCCACGCCTAGGTTTTTGTTCGGGAGGCCCGTCCCAGGGGCGTAGGTAAGAGTGCGTAAGGATTTGATCAATTCCTTGCACCGTGGGTGGATGTAGGTGCGGCGGGTTCCAGTCGCATCGAGGAGGGCGGTGTTGACGGCGGTGATTTTGTCGCGGATTTTCCAGGGGGCGCGGGGGCTGGAGACGCTGAAACCGCTGCGGCGGAGGATGTTGTGGTCTGTCAGGCCCACGCCGCTGGTTTTGCGGGCGCCACCAGTGGGGTCCGGGCACGCGATTACGCGGCGGTCCACGCCGAAACGGCGGGTGACTTCTTCCGCGAAATCCCAGGTGGTTGCTCCACCCGTCATCATGATTTCGTCGAAGACGTACAACGTGTCGTCTTTTTTGACCGCGCAGATACCGGACATTGGATCCACGTTGAAGTCCACCCCAAGCAGTAACGGGAGGACGGAAATGTCGGCGGCTTCGGTGCTGATGTTGGGGTCGCCAAAGGAAACAGCTACCAAGCCGCTTAAATTCTCGAAGCTCGCTTCAAATTCTTGGCGGAATGTGCGGGCGTCGAGTTGGCCGCGAGCGGCTTCAATCTCTTCCGGTGGGACATTATCGCCTTGGATTGTGGTGAATTGCCAGCGAGCCCAGTTGTCGTCGCCGCTATCCGCGTATTGCCAGAGTTCGTAGAACCAGCTAGCTGTGCCGTCCGGGGTGGAGATGAATAATGCCCAGCCTTGTTTGTCTGCGAGGGCGGGGCGAATCACCTCAAACCAGACTTCGCTGGACATAAAGGCGGCTTCGTCGAGCACCACGCCAGCAAGACTTCTGCCTCGGAGGGCCATTGCGTTTTCGGTGCCCTTTAACTCGATTGTTGAGCCGTTTACGAGCTCGATCTTGAGGTCGGTTTCGTTTTTTGACTTGATCCAGGCCTTGGGGACCAGCTTTTTCATCACCTTCCAGGCAATATCTTTTGCCATTCGGTAGGTGGGGGCGGCGTAAAAGAAGGTTTCGCCGGGGCGTT